TTACATATTGAGAATTACCAGGCATATCTTGTATCTTTTCTAACTCAGCTGGTGATATTGATGGAAATTGCTTTTTAAGTTCCGACAGTGATATAGATTTTACTTCACCTACATAGTATATATCCTCGAAGTTTGGATCTTCTGTATATGAGTAAATCATATTAGCAGGATCAACATAATCAGTTACTATTCCTTCTGATTTATTAAAAGATGTTTTAACAGCTCCAATACCTATAGTAGTAAGATCTTGAGCTATTCGTTTCTTTATTTGTTCATATTTATTAAAAGATAAAACATTATTTATAACTTCCTCTTCAGCAATCTCTACGTTTTGCTTATAGGTCATTTGCATGTGAATGTCTAATTCTTCTTTGTTCTCAGGCAAAGCCTCTAAATCACCCGTCATAGAAAAGTCCATACCCAAGTTTTGTTGTATGTTTTGTAGAGCTTCCTTGGTGTTCATATCTCTTTGAACAGCTGATGCATAATCTGTTCTACTTTTTGTAGAAAATGGATCTTGAGCAAAAGCGTTTATTTCATAAGTCTTATTAGACATACCATTTACAACTATGTCTACAAATTTTGATATAACTGGTATTGGCTTCCAGTCTAAATTAAGATACGATAAATCACCATTTATAGATAATTCATCTTTGTACTTTTGTATTGATTGCTCTCCTCTAGCATACAAACGTAATGAGTGAAAGCTGTTCCAATTGTTTAAGTATCTATTACCATTACCTCTTCCTTGATTGAACCACTCCTGTTCAATAGCTCTAGAGACTTGTAAGCCGTAATCGTAACTAGCTTTTACTTCGTCACTAACAACCTGGTTAGGGAAAGAACTATCGGTATTTGTTTGTATCTTCATTTATCTTAATATTTTAGACGTAGAACCTCTATTGTCATATCTTTTAATTCCTAAATCGTAAACCTTTTTTTGCACTGGACTAACTGGTGAATATAGGTTTTTGTTGCAAGCCATTATTGCTAGTCCTGAACTTATAGAAGCATCGTGTTTTGTTCTATTGTTTATATTAAACTTACCCCAGTCTTCTAACGTTCTTTGAAAGTACATATCTCCGTAACCAGCTTCTGTCTGTCCAACACAAGTTTCTATGTATGATTCTATAGCCGCGGCATGTGCTTGCTTTATATCCTCACTAGAGTTTGGTATACCACCTATTTCTCTTTCAGTTACGGATAATTTGTTTAATCTTTTATCAGGTCTATTCATTGAAAAACCTCTATAACCTCTTCTTTTAAAATGATACAGCAATCTAGGTTTGTTATTTTCCGCAAGTAATGGCATACCGTAAAACACGCAAGCCATTAAAACATCTTCAAAAAATATTTCAGCAGTTTGTGGTCTAGCTATATATTCTAAAAAGAATCTATTAGGTGGAACATCTTCCATACTAAACTTAGTTAAACCGTGTAAAGCCCCGTTAGAACCTCTTTTATCAACTGTACCTGATATATCATAACTGTCACACCCAAAAGCACCGCAGTGTTCGTTACCTGGATATTTTGTATTACCTTTTACTATAACCCTATTTTGAAGACCAATATTAGGGACCCAACTAACGTTGAACCTACCGTTTTTATTTGGTACAAACATTACCTTAGTGTCTTTTATACCGTTTTCCCACATAAAACTTCCAGTGGTTATTATCGATGTATTCCTAAGATCTTCATTATAATCTATTTGTTCGTATATTTTTGTTAAGTTAAACAAAGATTGCTTTGCTTCATCTCTAAAAGCGTGTTGCTCTGTTCTTGGAAACTGGCGATAGTATTCATTTAAACCATCTTGATCACTCTTTAATCCTTCAACTTCATTTTGCCAGTAGTCAATAACACCTTGTTTTATAATAGATCCGTCAGGTCCTTCGATTGTTTTCTTTGGTGTTTCAAATACAGGAAATCCATAAGAATCAATGTATCCTTCGTAGTTCCATTCCATAGGTATGAACAAACTATAGAGTCCCGAACGAGTCTGTCCATTTGCATTTCTTTTCTCGACATCTGAATCATAATATAGTTTTTTAAAATTCTCTCCTCCTTTATCTAAAGCATTTGATGTACTTCCCATCATACACTTACCTATAATTCTAGAACCTAGTCTTAAACAAGTTTTAGTTACCCTCCAGTTGTTTAATATATTTGTAGGTCTTTCCCACTTTCCACTCTCATCGTGTACTAGTAGCTTTAATTTTTCACCATCGTACGAGTTGTCCCCGGTGTTCTTCCAGTCGATCGTGGTGTCAAGACCGGAGATCTCCTGTAGCTTCTCGTTGGTGTCAAGTTTCTTTCTGGTAAACTTCGACGCTGGTACCCTGTACGCGAGTTCTGTCTTCGGCCTGTCCATACCGTCCTGGATTGGTTTGAAGAAGAATGGGTAATTAACTGATATGGGTACGACCTTATCAGTAAACATCTTTTTGGCATCTGGCCCGGACTTTGATAAAATCCCAAATCGTGAATCTGTGGATATTGTTGCCTGGTTAACCGTCTCACCTGAGGCCATGAAAGAGAAACCTGACCGTCGGTTTTTAAGATAACACATTCCGTAACACCGTTGATCCGCTTTACAAGCTTCCCAGAATAAATAGAATAATCTGTTTGATTCCCGAAAGTCTGGCTGCCCAACATCAATCTTGGACCACTGCAAGTACATGTAGTTAGTACCAGTAATATAAGTAGGCTTGTCTTTGTTAATAAACCAAAAACCTTCTTCACGCCTTTTAAACTCTGTGTCAATATAGTCATACCACTTTTCTTTAAACTCGACAGGATATTCATCCCAATCAAATACTGATTTAATTTTTTTTAATTCTTTAGGGTATGGAGTATGTTCCCATTTATTATTTTGAAATTCAGCAGCTTCTTTTTGTTTTGGTAAAGCAATTTTTAAACCTTGAATATCATATATCTCTCCAATCTGTCCAGTTCGACTTATAACAACAACGTCATACTCTTTATTATAACCATAAGTCCACTTATTGTATCTATTTAACCTATTAACTATTTTAGGTTTTACGTAGTCTTTTAATACTGTTACTAAAGTTTGCTCGTACATTACTTAGATCTTCCTTCAGCAAATCCTCTAAAAGCTTTTTCTCCTGTAGATTCTCTAGGTTTTTCATTTAATAACGCTTCTTCTGCTTCTATTCTAGTTAGTATTTCAAAAGCATCGAATATTGCTAACTTTTTTGTAGCTGCAGCATTTTTTAATCTATCAGCCGTTATATCGTCTCCAGAATCAACAATAGCTTCTTTAGCTACTTTAATTAATTCTTCAACTGCTTTTTGCCCAGCTTGGATTATACTCAGCTTCGTTTTCTTGGTGTCCATACTTAATTACAATATCATTAGATTTCATACAATAAACTCTTTGATTATCTACAATAAAATCCCATTCACTGTTTGGTGTAAAGCCTACAACATCCCCTGGGCTTATTTTAAGCGCTTCTAAGGAGTTATTACCGTATTTTAGTATACCAATAAGCTTTTGTTCTTTATCTAGACTTAAAGAGTCGTTATTTTTTAAAGGCATTACAAAACATCTGTCTCCAAATGATTGCCAATTACCTGTATTCTTATACAAATATATTTGATCAATAGCGCAGAAATATAAATCATCTTTAAAGTATGATCTACTATTTTTTTTAACACCTTTCATGTCGTAGAATATTCTAAATACATTTTGATGCACTACCACTATATCCCCTTTTTTTATATTTGTTTTAAAAGCTTTTGGAGTTTCAACAATAACAGCTAAGTTATTAACAGCTTTCCAATTTTCTATTTTAGTATTTAAAACTAAAGTTTTTTCTCCAAGCTTAATTTCGTTTTCATATCTATCGCCAAAAGGTTTAACAATAAAGTCGTATAAACTTTTCATTAATACTCTAAATCATACTCAACAGAGATAGCCATGTTAGAATTAAACTTCTTCCATGGCATTACCTCGTCGCCTTTTTTTATAAATATACTGTATGAGTTCGAAGGAGCGTCATGTAATATAGCGGAAATTGTATGTCCTCCATAAACTTGCTGCCCTACTGAATAGTGCATCGCATCATTCTTATAGTCAGAACCTATACTTATTTTTCTTACGATAGAACTCATTATTCTACAACTTCAAGAGTTTTTTTCTCTACTTGATGAGCTTCCTCGTAAGTACCGTCGTTTAGGTTTACGGTTATGTCGCCGTACTGCTCTTTTAATTCAGTCTTAACTTGTTCTAATGTTTTTACTGACTCAAAGTGTGCGCCTAAAAATTCAGCTTTCTTTGCTTCTAGAAAACCAATCTCAAGCAATATAGCGTTGATTTTTGATTGACCTTCTTTTACCAACTTTAATTGTTCTTCTGTAATCTTTTTTACTTCTGACATTTTAT